GGGAAACGATCGATCATATTAAGCATAATGAAACTTGGAATATTATTTAATTAAATCCTAAACCTAATTATTAAAGTTAAGAGACTATCCCGTAAGGGAGTACATTTAAGGTGAAATTCCTTATTTGGAAGTGCCATATGGCTAAACCTATCTTATAAATAGGCATGTCAAAGATATAGCCCATTTCAGGGACACCGATGGCGATGCCGTCTATCTGAATTTTGATTCAATGTTATATGATTCAAAGATACATAAGACTATGATTATTGATGTTGATGACAAAGCAACAGTAAAAGAAAAACCATATAACAAAGATTCAATAGTAGAATATGAGATGAACAGTAGAGACAATCGTATTGGAGAAATTACAAATGTAGCAACAAGTATTTTGAACAAATATACTACAAATCCAAAATACACAAAGCAATATGCTGACTATGTATCTTTGTTAAGGATATTTCAAGGTAAGGAAATTGATTTTCTAAAAACCGGACTACGTTGGCAAATGAATAGAAAATTAAGGAATTACCTAAAACAATTACCGTACTTTTTGCTTTTTAATTATCCTAAAAAATTGAAGCAATATTATAAAATTAAGAATCATAACAAGGATATTGAAGACAAAAAAGACAGAATACCTTTAAATGCTTATCACTCCCCTTCCCCATTGAATGAACTTGCAGATTATGTATGTGCATGGGAAAAGAAAAAAATTAAGTGGGATAGAAGTATAGTAAATACAAGCTGTTTGGTTGTTGATAATTCATTAAAACTAAATGATAAGGAAATACTTAAAAAAATTAGGCATTTAATAAATGATTTTACACAAGATTGGAGAAATGCTTGTAATAATTCCAACGATGAAGAATTGGATGTGATTATCAAAAACTATAAAAAGAAGTTACAGCAACTTGTAGATGATCCTATTTTGCTTGCAAATTATGTAATTAAAGTAAGCTATTCAAACATGTCAACAAATAAAACATTAGCATGGAGTGGGTATGGAGATGTAATTTTAGATAATCTAAAAAAGAACACTCCTAAATGCAAAAACACTCAGATTATTGAAGTACCTGAATACATTGATAATGCTAAAGAATATCTAGGTAAATATTATTTAATGATGGAAGATGGTAAATGTGTATAGAATAAAAAACAAATATCTATATGAAATATTGGATGATTATAGAACATTAAATAACAAAGAAGAAATATTTAAGTGTTTTATGAATGGTATATGGGATTGTAATAATTCAAGACAGATATATACAAAGTTTATTACATTTACTATGATTCCAGAGTTAGTTAATACGGATACAGGACAGATTTTCTATAATTATGTTAATATTCCCTACATAGCAAGTAAGACAATGACAACCAATAAAGATTATATCAACTTAATACGACAAAAGATAAATAATATATACAATAATTATTGTGAGAAGAGATTGTGTACAAGAAAAGATTATATGGACTTATTGCATATTCCAAAACAATTATATTATAGATGGGAGAAGAACAATAAAGATGAGTGCATAAATAATTTACAAGATAAAATAGAAAAAAGTATAAGTAAGGCACAAGAGTTAAAAAATCAGTATTCAAAACAAAAAATGAATTTAACATGGAAACAATATAAACCAATTGTTGAAGAAATTATACATAAAGCATTTGATAATTATATTTCATTAGATAAATATGAAAATAAGAATGAATTTGTATTGGATACTGATTTGTGGACTGAAGACAATTTTTGTATTAGATATATTTGCAGATGTTTACAATATGGTATTAAAGACTATCAAAAAAAATATTATGGTTTACCAATTATAGGATCATTGGATAAACGTAAATATAAGCGTTGTATAGATTGTGGAAATTTATTTTTGATTGATGGTATTGTAAAAAATAAAAAGCGTTGTGATGAATGTCAAAAAAAATTAAGAGATCAACAAAATAAAAGAAAATCAGCAAAATATTATTATACTCATAAATAATTCTTACCAGTTTTAATTAGGTATAATTTATTAAATAACGTAATATTCATGCGATAAAATATACTTTACTTTTTACTCTATATATACAGTATGGAAAGACTAAAATATTAAATTATTTTTATCTTTTCTATCCCCTACCCCTTGTGGGTAGGTTAAGATATAAATACATATTAAAGGAAATGAATATTAACTAAAGAATGATTGAAATCACAAAATCGGAAGCCAAAAAAATCAGGGATGAATATCCACAGGTTTGTATTAGTCGCACTATGAAACAGAATAGCAACAGAGGAAAAAGATATTGTCCAGAGTCAGATAAGTATCTTGAACTTATTGCTGATACTAATGAACGTGCGGCAGAGATTCTAAAACAGCATAAGAAATACAATATGAGATTCTATCAAAATTAAAAGAGAAAGAAGTAATTGTTTAATGGCTGCAAAGATTAGCAAGAAAAATACACTTAATATTAAAGGCACACTTGATCTGTCAGATGGTATTGTTAAGATCGAAGTTGAAGGAAAAGATGAACCTGTTGTATTCGCTGATATTGCTAAAGAATTTGACGGATTAGATGTTAAGCTAACTGTTGATTATGGTCAGGATATTGTATAACAATATATTAATTCCATATGAAGGGACTGACGAGTAATATCGCAGGATGAATTTTTAGAAAAGCAGTTAGAATTACTTAAAGCACGACAGAATCCAGATAATGATATTGAATGGCAAGATATAGCAGATGAACGTGCGAAGTATTATGGAAACGTTGAAAATCGTGATACTGTTCGCAAAGGTTCAAAATTACTATATGAATATCTTGATAATGGGTGGAATTTAAGTAAGACCGATCCTGTTTCAAATAATACAGATATTGATGATAAAATTCGTGAACTACAAAAGGAAAGACATAAAAATCAGGCAACTGCTATTGAGCTAAATAGACTTAATAGGCAGCAAGATAGATTTGAATTGTTCTATGAAAATATAAAAGATGCAATTCAGGCATTACCTGTTCCCCATTTTAGGTATAATAGTTGTTTGTATGATAATCAAAAGGAATATGTTCTTAGTCTTGCAGACATTCATTGTGGTGCAAATTTTAAGAGTGAAAATAATGAATATTCATTAGAGATTTGTGCTAATAGATTTGACAAACTATTGAATTACATAATTGACTATGTGCAAGAACATAATATTACTAAATTAAATATTACAGAACTTGGTGATAGTGTTCAGGGGCTTATTCATATTACAGATGTAAAACTTAATGAAACGTCTGTAGTTGAAGCTGTTGTATATGTTGCAAAGTTAATTTCAAGTTTTCTAAATGATTTATCTGAATATTGTTACATTGATTATTATCATGTGCCAAGTGCTAATCATACACAGACTCGTTGTTTGGGTACTAAAGCGAATGAATTGGTTGCTGAAGATTTGGAATATGTAATTGCTAATTATATTAAAGATACTTTGGCTAAAAATGACCATATTAAAGTATATACAAATTTTGGACATGAATATATTGAGATTCCAATTTTTGATTTTAATGTAATTGCATTACACGGTCATCAGCTTAATAATGTTCAAAATTCGCTTAAAGATTTGAGTATGTTACATAGGAAATTTTATGATTATGTTTTGACTGCCCATCTCCACGCTTCAAACGATGTGACTGTTGGCGAAGGTGATTCTAACGATACAGAAGTGCTTGTGTGTCCTTCTTTTATTGGGAGTGATCCTTATTCAGATAAACTAATGAAAGGTTCTAAAGCGGCTTGTAAAGTGTTTACATTTGATGATAAGAACGGTCATATAGGAACAGATAAAATTATTCTAAATTAGTATAATCTATCGTAAAATGCGATATAAAAGAAAACTCTCTGAGAAGAAAATAGTCTTTAAATAGATAGATAATTTATTTAGTTCTTAAATGAGTAGAATTTAAACAACCAATGATTATCGCATTATTTCCATTATGCGATTAATAAATGTGGAACCTTAATGCTACAGTTTGCATCGACCGTAATAGATGTGTCGTTACTAATTATTGACGGCGTTTATTTTAATAAAATATTAAAGGAGTTTTATATAAATGCTTAAAAATGATGTTGTAAATTCAATTAGTGAAAAGTCTGGTCTTACGAAATCTGACTCTGAAAAGGCACTTGTAGCTTTTGAAGATGTTGTAAAGGAAGCAATGGAAGCAAACGAAGAGGTAAACCTTTCTGGATTTGTAAAGTTCTATGTAGCAGATGTTGCAGAGCGGCAGGGACACGACCCTCGTGCTAATAAGCCAATCACTATTCCAGCACATAAGGCAGTAAAAGTGAGGATTGGTAAGAGTCTGAAGGAGTCTTGTAAGTAATGAAAACTAAACTACATGAAGTAAAGGATTATTGCTGTATTCATGGGTTTGTTGATACGATTGTAGATAAGATTCTTGATCATGTTAATGATGATTCATATTCTATTGATATTATAGCGAATGGTGATTTGACAGAAGACCTTATTAGATGCCTTATGGCTATTGAAACTGACGATGATGGTTTTATGTTTAATATGCAGGATGTTGATTATAATGGGCTTGAATATAACGGTGAATATGTACTAACTATTAACAATGATTTTGAACTTTGGTGTGAACCTGCCTATAGGGATAATGAATATGGCACAGGATATATTTATACTGAGTCAGATGATTGTTTTGTATATGAGGATTCGAATAGAGAAGTAATGGACAAAATTGAATCTGGGAATGTTACTATTTTTGGATTTAAGGGTGATAACGAATTTGAAAATTAAATGATTTATTCTAAAGGGAAGATTTTGAATGGTCTTCCCTACCCTATATGTCATTATGGTGTAATGGTAGCATATCAGTTTTCCAAACTGATAGTGACAGTCCGAATCTGTTTAATGACTCCATAGCAGATTTATTCTGCTAAATATTTTATTTTTTAAATTTTTAGGAGGTATTTTTATTATGTTTTTCAATGATGATTTTGACTCAATTTTTAACAGTATGGAGATGGGTTTTGGTAGACCCACAAAGATTATCTTTAACACTAATGGTATTAAAGATCAGATGCCGTCTTATTGGCGTAAAACAGAAAATGGCTATCGTTGTACGGTAAAAACGCTTGGAATTAACAATGATGATGTTTCTGTTGAAGTAGAAAACAATGGAATCAAGGTTTCAGGTAAAAGTGAAGTTGAGGGAGAATCTTATGATACTCTTATTGAACTTCCTATTGCAGAAGATGTAATAGACAACATTACAGAGATTAAACATAAAACAATTAATGGTCTTACATTTGTTGATCTTATTGTAAATAGACCTGAAAAGAAAAAGATTAAAATTACAAAAGCGTAAATGCTAATACGGACATTTCATTAGTGTCCAATAGATGCAAATTGAGGGCGGTAGGCAATAGCTTATCGCTCTTTTTATGATGTACTGCGAGAACACCCGTGACTTTAGTCATGGGATGAATCGCTTACATATGTTGTTGGATATTTCAAATAAATGCTGATAAATACTTGACTTTTACAAGTACGGTAGGAACTACCGGAATTTACGCCTACGGACATTATGTAAGACTGAATTAGTCAGCAATGATGGTTGAAATAGGAATCACGCGACTTTAGTCGTGGGAGGTTCAAATGTGATTATTAAGGTAATAACTTGATAATTGCTAAATAGAAGCGTGGTTTTATTTTAAATATTAGAAGGGAGATTTTTATTATTTCTCAAGGTAGAAAAAAAATTGATAAAGTTAAGGAGAATACAAAATCTCCTATTAGGATTAATACAGACATTAAAATAGAAAAGACTAATTATAAAGAAGAAGAACAAAAGGTTTTTTATTGTTCTTGTTGTGGAAAACCATATGATAAGCAAAAAGGGAATTTCCCTATTTCTTATTCCCCTTTTTATGCTGGTAATAACGGATATGTAACAATATGCAATAATTGCATTGAAAAATATTTTCCTAAACTTACTGATTTTTTTAGTGGAAATGAAGAAAAAGCGATAGAAAGATTTGCTCAAATTTTTGATTGGTATTATCAAGAAAAGGCTGTAGCCGCGACAAGAAAAATTAGTGCAGGTAGAAATAGAGTTAGAGGTTATCCAAGTAAAATGTGTTTACCTCAAACAAAAGATCATGGTACTACATATTTAGACACAATAAGAGATAGAGTTGATAATACTATTGGTTCTTTAGATAATTTACAAGAAGAACGAGAAAATGGACAAACAAATGTGAGTGATAAAATTGCAAAAAAATGGGGAATTGATTTATTTTCCTCAAAAGAATGTAATATATTAGAAGATCATTATCAAATGTTAAAAAGACAGAATCCCAATTGTGATAGTAATCAAGAGATTTTTATTAAAGATTTATGTTATACAAAACTTTATCAATTACAAGCTCTTAAAGATAAAAAACCAGATGATTTTAAAAAATTAACAGAATTATATCAGGATACATTTAAAAAAGCTGGTTTAAAAACAATACAAGAAACTGATTCAAGTAGTGATGAAACATTAGGAGTAACATTAGCAACTATAGCTCAATATACACCTGAAGAATATTATAAAAATAAAAAATTATATAAGGATTTTGATAATATTGGGGATTATTTTAAAAGATTTGTATTAAGACCTTTCAAGAATTTAATTACAGGTTCTACTGAAAGAGATAAAGAATATTGTGTAAAAGATGATGAAAATGAAGAAGATTAATGTTTATGCTGATGAAACACAAAGTAAATTATATAAAAAATTTCCATCTACTCATTTTTTAAGTAATCCTGATAATGTACATCATGTTTTTTTATGGAATACTTTTTTTAGGCGAAATTTACATAGATTAGCTATTGATTATTTAAAAATTAATCTTTATCCTTATCAAGCTTTAATGTTATATTTAATGGGAATTTGTCATTTTATTGTTGTTATTGCATGTCGTGCTGCTGCTAAATCATTTATTATTGCATTATACTCTTGTTGTCGTTGCATAACTCGACCTTATACTAAAATTGTATTAACAAGTTCTACCAAGGGGCAATCAAAATTAATTGTTTCTGATAAAATTCAGGGAGAACTAATGAACATGTCTCCTATGTTAAGGAGAGAAATTAGTCGTATAAAAGATAATCAAAATGAAGTTGTTGTATATTTTAGGGATAAAAGTACAATTACAGTTGTCCCTGCTTCTGATAATGGACGTGGACATCGCTCTCATTGTTGTATTAGAGAAGAATTTAGACAAATTGATAAGACAGTTGAAGATAGTGTTTTATCTCCATTTCAAACTGTTAGACAAGCTCCATATATGTTAAGAGAGCCATATTGTTCAATGAAAGAGTTGCAAGAAGAGCCAGTTAATATTTATATAAGTTCTTCATGGGTAGACGCTGGACATTGGATGTGGGATATTGTTGATCAAGCATATGATGGTATGATGAATGGTGAACAATCATGTTTGCTAGCTTTTGATGAAAGTATTACTTTAAAACATAATATTCGTACAATGAACCAAATGAGACAAGAACATAAAAAATTAGATTCATTAACATGGCGTATAGAATATTTAAATGAACGAGTTAAAGAAAACACACATGCATTTTTTGATTATAAAATGTTAGCTCAAAATCAAAATTTGAAAAAGCCTTTCTATCCTCAAAACTTTCTACAATATAAAAATCAAAGAGAAAATAAATATAACATTCCAAAGCAAACTGGTGAAATTCGTATAGTTGCGTGCGATATGGCTTTTATTGAAAACAAAAATAATGATAATTCAGTATTCTCTTGTATGAGGTTATTACCTGAAAGTAAAAAATATGAAAAAACTGATAATAGTTCTGTTGAAGTAAAGCAAGGTTATATACGTTCTGTCCCATATATAGAAAGTGTACAAGGTGGAGATACAGATAAACAGGCAATAAGAATAAGAGAATTATATGAAGATTTTCAAGCCGATTATATTGTTTTAGATTTACGGAATGCTGGAATTTCTATATATGATAAACTTGCAAAAGTTATGTATGACGAAGAAAGAGATTGTGAATACTCTCCTTTAACATGTATTAATGATCAGAATATAGCTAATAGAATTATTATTGATGGTGCAAAGCCATCAATTTTTGTTATAAATGCTTCTCAAAAACTTAATAGTGATATTGCTTTAGCTATGAGGAATACTCTTGAAAATAAGCAGATTGATTTGTTGGTTAATTATAATGAAGCCAAAGAAGAAATATTACCAAAATTTAAAAAATATAGACAAGCGGTTGATATAGATACTCAATTATTTTATGAACAACCATTTTTGGAAACTCAAATTCTTATCAGTGAAATGACAGGTTTGGTTTATAAAACAAATGATCAAACTGGGACAATTACCATTCATGAGCAAGGTACGAATCGAAAAGACCATTACACCAGTATTTCTTACGGAAATTGGTTTGCATCTTTACTTGAAAAAGATTTATTATCTCAAGAATCTGATTATGATTTTGTTATAAGTTATTCATAAGGAAGGAGGCTGAATTATTTTTGGATGATAAAACAGATAAAACAGAAGATATTGAAGAAAATGATGATTCATATAAAATAGAAACCAATTCTATTGGTTCAGAATCTTATTCGTTTTTTAATATTGACCATGATGTATCTAATTTATCTATGGAGGGATTACAGGGGTATATAAAATATCCTATGATATATAATTCTATTTTAAGAGAGATTTCAAAAGAATGTTATAATTCAAATGGCATGTATGCAAGGTCTATAGATACAAGGGTTTCTTTACCTTTGCTATCTTATGTTTGTGTTTCAAGAAAATCTTTAAGTGGTAAAAAAATTAATAGTAAAGATAAGAAACGTAAAAAAAGAATTATATTACAAATGAAACTTATTAATCATGAAAAAACCACTCGTGATATTTTAAGAAAATTAGATATAGATGGAATGTATGTTGGAATCCTTAGAGATACTACTGCAAGCAATATAGAGGTTATGCCGTCAAGTGGTATAGTTGAATCTATTGATAGGCTTGAAGGTCTTTCTTTGGATGATAATTTTATGATTCAACCTCTTGATTTAGACTATTGTAAAATTATAGGTTTTCAAAACAATGTAGCTATTGCTGCTTTTGATATGATGTATTTTGATCAATTTAAACATGGTGGTTTGGTTAATGAAATTAAAAATTATCCTAAAGATTTTATGAAAGCATATTTGGATTATAGAAAAGATAGCAGTAAACGATGGTTTATATTAGATTATAAAACGACAATAGCTTTGACTGCAAGAGCAAATATTGATGAGCCATATGGTCGTCCTTATGGTATGTCAGCGTTTTCTGATATGAAAATGCAACAGGATTATGACAATAGTCAATATAAAGTTGTTAATGAATTAGCAAGTAGTATTTATTATTTGATTTTGCCAGAAGGTGAAAAAAAAGGACGTTGTTCTTTGAATTCAGCACAACAAAATCAAGTTATTGATTCTTTTAAAAATGCTGTAAAAATTAATACAAATAATAATATTGGTAGTAATTCTAAAATTTCTACTTTGACATTGCCTACAGGAACGACAATAAATAGATTATCTAAAGATTCTTCATTGCTAAAAGACACATTAAGTGACGAAAATATTAAAAAAATATCTACCAGTTTAGGATTTGCAAGTTCTGCTTTAAATGCGGCAAGTGAAGGTAGTTCTGGTTTTGCTGGGTTACAAATTAATATGGATATAATATCGTCACAAATATTTACTGAATTAAACCAAATTGGATATGAATATACTCGTTTGTTGAATAATCATGAAGGTATTAAACCTTCTGAATATATAGATATTAAATATTTACCACTTAGCCGTTTAAATAAGAATGATATGTATGACAAAATGAAGGAATTATATATGACAGCAGGAGGTTCTCGTACATACATGATTGCAGCAGGTGGGGTTAATCCAGAAGATTATATGGCTGTTTGTGATGAAGAAATTAGTGATAATTTAGATAATAAATATAAACCGCATATTACAAGTTATACAGCTTCAAATTCCGCAGATAAATCTGATCCTGATAATAATTTAGGAGGAGCGCCTCAAAAGTCGGAAGATGATTTAAGCTTTAATGGCGCTGTCACAAAAGGCACAGGTACTAATGAAAATATTAAACCAAGTACTAAATAATTTATATGTACTGCGAGAACACCCGTGACTTTAGTCATGGGATGAATCGCTTACATATGTCGTTGGATATTTCAAATAAATGCTGATAAATACTTGACTTTTACAAGTACGGTAGGAACTACCGGAATTTACGCCTACGGACATTATGTAAGACTACAATAGGTAGCAACAATGGTTGAAGTAGGAATCACGTGACTTTAGTCGTGTGAGGTTCAATGAGAGGTGGTGATAAATGAAAATGAATGGTTTGATTGAAATATCTGGCAAAACAGCTGAAGCAGGTCGAACTCCTGTAAAATTTATTTTACATGAAATATATAATTCTCCATCTGAATATAATGCTAATGGTATTTCATGGAATAGAAAATATACAGAACAAAATATGTATAGCGTAAAAGGTATGCCTTTAACTTGCCAATTTGCAGATGATGAGCATACTATTCCTTTTGGCGGTCATGGAGAACTTTCAGAACAAGGTCAAGATATTAAATTTGATGATAGCTTAGTTGTTGGTTCATTTGAAAATAGTTATATAGATGATAATCTTGAAATAAATGGTAGAAAATTTTCAGGATTAGTTGGAGATGGATATATCTATAATCAAAGATTTCCTTCACTTGTAGAATATTTGCAAAAACAATATCAAGATAAAAGTCCTGTTGAAAGTTCTGTTGAAATTTGTGCAGATAAGTCTAAAGGAAATTCAAAAATAATTTATGATGGTGGTTGGAAAGAAAAAGGGAGAGTTCCGCAAGATTATCAATATAGTGGACACGCTTTTTGTATAGGGGTTGAGCCTGCTGATAATAAAGCTTTAATGATAGAGTTAAATCAGGCTAAAAAAGAAGGCGTAAAACAAAATATGGTAAAAGAAAAAATTAATATTGATAATTCTAAAGCAAGTGTTTATAATTCATCTTCTTGGAATGTTAATAAAGGTGAATATTTTCGTAAATGCAAAAATGCTTCTAATGCAATGGCAGTATTTAATGAAGCATATTTAGATAATAGCATTTCTTCTATAGAAGAAGCTGTTGAAGCAGATGTGAAATATCCTCATCATCATTTTGAAGGAAATAAAATGGTTGTAGATGTTTCAGGAATTAAGGCTGCTGTACAAAGGTTGGCGCAAAATGATCCGAATAATGAGAAAGCAAAAGCACATGCAAAAAAACATTATAATGAGCTTGGTCTTGAGCTACCTGAATTTTTAGGTGGTAAATCAAATAAACAGGAGGTAAATCAAATGGATGAAAAAGTAGTTATGGAGCTTAATCAGAAGATTGAAGATAAAACTAATGAAATTAATACATTGACTTCTGAGAATAAAGAGCTTAGTAAAAAAAACAAGGAGCTTAATGAAACTATAACAAAAGCAAACAAAGCTGTAGAGGAAGTTAATAGTAAACTTAAAACAGCTACAGAGGAGTTAAATGCTTTAAAAGATGAAAAATCAAAAGCCGAGATAGAAAAGAAAAAAGCGGAAACTAATTCATATTTTAAAACAGAAATTCCTAAGGATGGATTTACAGAAGCAGAAATTAATTCTCTTCAGTCTTTTGTAGATAAATCTGATATTGAAGGTTTAAAGAAAGCTGAATCTGAATTATGCACTAAAAAATTTAAAGAAATGGTTTCTAAAGATACTAAAACAGAAATTAATTCTAAAGAAACTTTTATTTCTTTCCCTGATTCTAAGAAAAAAGTTATTACCGATAAAGAGTTTAGTTTTTGTGATTAATAAATCAAATAATAGGAGGTATATAAAATGAGTTTATTTAATTTTCATGATTCTAATTTTTTGAATAAATCAAATCATCCAGAAATTGTAGCAACAGTAGATACATATAATGGTAATCAATTTAAACTTTCAGGGGATACAGCTGTTCCTAATGCAACGGCAGCAGATGTTCAAACTGGCGAAGTTTATATTATGAAAAATATCATTGACAAGCCTGAGATATTAAATACAGATGATTACAAAGTTTCGGCTGGTGAATATATTAGAGGTTATCGCCTTAAAGATTTTGCAGGTGAAAATTTTGATATGTCTGCTGATCTTGTTTCTGATGCTTATGCAGATGTTGCAGTTGGTAGTAAGCTTGTTGGTCGTTCTACTGCCGATACTACGAATACTATGGGTTGGAAAGTAGTAGCTGATGTCAGTGGTTATTCTACATATCTTGAAGTGGTTGATAAAACACCTTTTGGTGCTTTTACAATTGATAAAGAGGGTGGCACTGTTGCTGGTGGCTATCTGGTAAAGGTGCATGTTGTTGATTTAACGGCAACAGCTTAATTAAATTTTAAGGAGGTAAAGATATGAGTTTTACATATATAAATGATTTTACAAATACTAAAGAGAATGCAAGTAATGTTGAAGTAAATAGTATGATTAAGAATAACCTTAAACATGTTAATAAAGAAAAAGCTGAAATTTTCTCAAAAATTGTTTGGGGTAAAGACACTTCTAAATATGGTAAAAAAGTAGATACTGTTATGGATGGTGTTAAAAATCTTGCTTCTGCTGCAAAAGATGGAGATACAAAGGCGAAAGCTGAAATTAATACTATTACAACAGTAACACTTCAGCAACCACTAATGCAGAGATTACAGGTTAATAATATGCTTGGTAATGTAACTAATGTTGGTATGGATGAACAGCTAAATTATCAATATTATCAACTTCAGGGTTCTGAACTTTCGAGGATACAGGCGAGTTCTGGTTCTTTTACATTTCCTTCTGTTAAAAAACGTACAAAGACCGCTGAAACCAAAACAGCAACAGGTGGTTTGGTAGTTGATTTGCGTGAAATGGCTTCTGGTGCAACAGATGGCTTTGCAGTAGCTGGAGAGCAAGTTATTACAGATATGACGAATCAGATGGTTCTTTCTAATGTAACAACTTTGACAAGTGGAATTAAGAATGCAGCAACTTTGAAAAACTATGCTGCTGGTATAACAGCAACGAATGTAGATAAAGTTCGTTCAAAAGCTCGTCGCTTTGGTAGAGTAACTATTATTGGTGATGTTGATGTTGTTGAAAAGATGAATGATCTTGCTGGATTTAATATTCATTCTGCTACATCAACAGAGGTTAGATTCCCTGAATCAGTGATGCAGGAAATTATGGCTACAGGATTACTTAGTGAATATAAAGGAAGTCCAGTTGTTGAGCTTCCAAATTCTTATAATTTTACACAGTTAAATACAGATAAAGATTTTTATAAACTTTATCTTCCTACAACTGATCTATGGTTTATTCCACAGGGTAATCTTACTCCTCTTCAAATTGTTATGCGTTCTGGTATTACATCAATGACTGTACAGGATATTAACACAAGGTCTGAAGTTACAAGATTTGATATTGAATATGGTAATGCTTTACTTGCTGAATATATTCCATTTATTGGTTATATTTATGATGAAGCATCTGCGGAATAATATAAAATTTATTAGATAAAGGCTATAGTTTAGCTATTATAGCCTTTATAGTTTTATTTAGAAGGAGAAATTTTATTTTATGGCAATTAATCCTAACGATAAAAGTAAAATTATAAATTTATGTGATTATCCTGTTTCTTGGAAACGAGAAACGATAGTCGGTGATGAATATTTAAAAGCTAATGGTACTACTCGTGTTACAAATTCTGAAATTGAAACGCAAGTAGAAAATGGTAATGTATTTCTTAGGGGTGTAGATGATAAAGGTTCACATGCTTGTGTTTATATAGATAATCCAGAACTTAGAGAAAGTCTTGGATTTGATAATAAAGCAGAAAATAAAAAACAGATTATTATTGATACGGATAAATGTAAGGATATTCTTAGTCTAAAAACTATATCTGCTTTTAAGAAAAATCTTAAAGAAAATATTGTAACACGTCAGGAAAAAATGAAGATTATGACTGTTGCTCGTAAAACAAAATTGAATAATTATGAGATGATACAAGAACTTGAACAGTATTGTCAAATGTCTTTTAATATTAAATAAAGAATTGAGGTGGAACAGATTTGGGAACACCTTTGCAAGATGTTTATGATTCTTTTTTAGCTAAAGTGACTGATGAAGATTTTACTTATAAATCTGATTTAATTTTTCAGTATTTTAAATTTGCAAATGGAAGTAGTTACAAAACTGTTCCAGAAAATTTAAATTATACGTTAAATGTAGATAGTATTGTATTTTACATTGATAATAAAGCTAATATTAATGGAAATATAACTTTTACTATTGATTCTAAATTGTATGTAGTGGCTGTTTTAGCAACGGATAGTTTAATAAATATTGCAGACAAAGTTGTAGATGCAATTAAATCAGATTTTACAATTATAAAAAATTATACAAATGATTATCCGATTATTACCATTGAAAAGGATAATAGTGATTTGAGTAATACAGTTTATATTGATACTGATAATACTGGTGTGCAGATTAATATCAACAAAACATATGATGGCTATTATGATGATGAATTAGGTCAAGACACAATTAATTTAATTTCATTGTATATGGCTTATAATTATTATCTTGATATTGTTTTGAAAAAAGGAAAACAAAAATCTTATTTCGGTAGTAAAGATTTTAATAAGTCTCCGAATATTAAGTCTCAATATGAAAATGCTGAAGCTACATTAAATATTTTGGATGATAAAATTGAAAAATCTCGTCAAGAATTTTATAATTATAAGAATTGACGGTGATAAAATGATTTTTCATAATAATTGGTTATCAAATTCATTGACAGATTCAATATATTCTAAGCAAGAAGAAACTGATGAGGTTAAACAAAATTTTGATTATAGAAGAAAATACAGCAATGAAGGATATAATGTTGTAATAGATAATTTATATAATGAAGACGTTATAATTCAAGATCATTCTAATCCTATCAATGAAAGTCGTACAGATAGAAAATTACATCTGTCTATTGATACTCATGCTGTAAAAGGAAGTAAGATTTTATGGAATGAAGATATATGGTTAATTGTTTCTTCTATTAAGAATGTGGGAGAAGCATATAAAACAACACAAATTCAACAATGTAATTATACTCTCCCTTATCAACTTGGTACATCAATGATTATTCAAGAACCTTGTATTGTAGAAGATACTCAAACGACTATTGGCGAAGACCAAAATAATGTAATGACGGTTCCTGATGCTTTTAGACATATATTGATTCAGTATAATGCTAATACAGCTAAACTTGTAAAAGGTAAAAGAATTTTTATTGACAGAGTTTGTGATAATCCATCTGTTTATACGATTACTAAGGTTGATAGAATTGTTCACATGGACGGAGATAATGGGCTATTGTATTTGACTTGTAATGAAAATCAGACAACGGATAAAGATAGAAAAGATTTGCTTATAGCTGATTATATTCCTTCGTCTACTCCTACCCCATCCCCCACTCCAACATCATCTGGAAGTTGTACTATTACAATGAATAATGGAACTGCTTATACGACTGTACAAAATATTAGAATTGGTGGAACAGGTAATTATTTTAATGCGTTGTTTAAGGATACAAATGGAAATGTATTGACAAATCTAACTCCAACATGGACATTAACAGATTTGAATGGGATAACAAATTCTGATATTATTATGTCTACTGTAGATGGATATCCATTAAGGATAAAAGTCAAGATTGCTTATAAAACTACGTTAATTGGAAGTTCGTTTAAGATACATCTAATTGATAGTGGCAATACGTTAAGTAGTTATGATGTAATTTGTAAGGTGGTGAGTCTGTGAATTATTGTTTACCTGATATGAATGTAAGAGCAAAATATAAAATGGATGTTGAAGAAGTACTAATAAATGATCAGAATATTGTAAATCTTCTTTTGCCAAATCCTAATCCTAATATTGATATTACAGAACAGTTGTTAGGTTATATGGATGACGGTAACATTTGGCACGATGGAGTTATATTCCCATATTTATATGTCCCACCTGATGCGACAGCAGACTCAGTTGCTTCTACTTATATTTGTTTAGAATCGGTGATAAGACCTAAAACTGACAAAATACAGGGTATGTATCTATACTTTACGTTATTTACTCATAAGTCTTTGATGAGATATACATTGGATCAATATTATGGTGATAGAATAGATATTCTTTTATCATTGGTAAATAATTTGCTTGTTGTACCAAATAAATTTGGTATTGGTTCATTTATACCTGAAGAGCCTAAACCTTATTATCCAGCAAAAGATTATTATGGACTAGCGATTAGATATGTAGTACCTGATTTCAAGGTGAAGAAGTTGTGAAATTAGATTACTTGACTTTGTTAGGTTCTGAACCTGTTTACATAAAAGATATTGGAAGTGTTAAGTCACCTACATTAAGAGATGTTAGAAAATTAGGTTTTGAAAACTATAATATGTATATGGCTATTTTAAATTTTGATAAAAAACAATTTATTAAAGTGTTTAATCTTAAAGATCAAACCATTATTGATAAAGAGTATTTCGATATTGTTTTTGATAGTCAAGAATTTAGAGAAATGTTTTATAACATTTTCTCTTTTTTTATGTGTGAAAAAGTTTATGTTGATATAGCAGACAAATGTTATGTGCTGTATGTAGAAAATCCAAAGCCTAAAAATAAAAATGATAAACAATTTATTGCTGGAATTATTAGAAAAGATAATTTTGAAATAGTTAAAGATATTATTTTGCAATTTAATTATTGTAATAATGATGAAATTAGGTCAACAAAACCTGTGGGAAAGCATACAGCAGAATTACTTGAAAAAAGCAAGAAATATAAAGAAAAATTTGCAGAACAAAACAAAGAAGCAGATAAAGATATCTCACTTCCAAATATCATTTCTAAAATAGCTACATATAGCAATTCAATTAATTTTTTGAATATATGGGATTTAACTATATTTCAAATATTTGATATGTTTGCAACTTTAAGCAATAAACAAATAACTGATATGTGTAATATGTCTTATTCAGTTTGGGGTGGGAATCATGATATTCCAAAATGGTATAAGAGTACATATAAAAATATTTAAACGAGAAAGGATGATTATATAATGGCAGATGCTACTATGAGTGCAATTCAGCAGATGGCTAATCGTGAAGTATTTAATAACACATTTCGCAATGCTTCTGATGGTTCTATTTTTGATTATATTGATTATGCAAATACAGGTGATGTAGATTACAAGACTACAACTGTGTATGCTACCGGAGGTCAAGGCGGCGGTCGTAAGGTAGGTTTTACTGGCTCTCCACAGGCAACAATGAAGTTTACTACACAGCTTGTAACTCCTAAACTTATTTCAATGCTTGCTGGTTCTGAAATTATTACAGGCAAGAATGTATTCCGTCATAAGGTAATTACTTCTGTAACTGCCGAAACAACAACTACTATTACGTTTCCTACCACAGAAACTCCTGCGGTTGGTACTCTTTCTGTATATCCTAAAGGTGTAGAGCTGATCGACACTAATAAAACTGCTGGTACACTTTCGGCAGGTGTATTTACATTTACCACAAAAGCAACTACAGATGGAGAATACGAATGTTTTTATCAGACTGCTATTACTGGTTCTCAGACCGTTACATTTAAATCCGATAAGTTCCCGAAAGATTTTATTTGGGATGGAGAAACCATTTGGAAAGGCGAAGATGGTACTACAAGAACTGAAATTTTCCATGCTTATAAGGTAACTCCTCAGCAGAACTTTACAATGAGTTATCAAAATACAGGTGATCCGGGAAAATTCGAGATCGTGTTTGATTTGTTTGCCGACAAAGATAATAATATCTTTGATAAGACATTTTTACCTGAAGAATAATATTAAAGTCTAGAAACCAAACCGATTTATAAATTGATGGGATGGTGATGTAGCTTATCACTATTTCACTATCCCAATTTTTTACGTTTAAGAAGATGATTATATAATTAATAAACCAATTTTGAAGTTAATATCCCCCGTTCCATGTTCAGTTAATCATTATATGAAACCAAGACCATTTTTAGCACATGGCAAAGCAATGGTAACAATGTATGAAACAGCAGAAGCAAAAGCGTATAAAAAACAATTCTGTAAATATGTAAAAGAAGAAATCATAAAACAAAAATTCAATATACTTCCTAACAAAACACAGCATTGGTATATTGACTGTGTTTTTTATTTTGATCGCATTGATAAAGACGCAAATAATTATTTTAAACTGTTGTTAGATTCAATTACAGAAACACAGTCTATTTGGTTAGATGATAACACAACTTGTGAGAGAGTCAATGCTATTTATTATGATAATAAAAATCCTCATATTGAATTAACTATACATCCTGTTGATTACATAGGTATCTTTGATAATCAAGAACAATTAGATAAATTTAAATCTAATTGCATCCATTGTAGGAAATACAAGGAAGGGAAATGTAGTGTGTTAAATAATGCAATAGAAGGACGAATTCAAGATGATATTGTTAAATTAAATTGTGTAAAAAAGAAGGTATAAAGTGACAGAAAAGAAATATTGTGTATATTTACATACAAGTCCAAGCAATAAATATTATGTCGGAATAACTAGCCAAGCACCTGAAGGTAGATGGGGTAAGGGTGGTTTTAGATATAAGCGAAATCATCATTTTTGGAACGCAATACAAAAATATGGATGGAATAATTTTAAGCATGAAATTATATTTGAAAATCTAACAGAAAATGAAGCAAAAGCAAAAGAACATGAAATGGTAATGATGTTAAAATCATATGATAGTAATTATGGTTACAATATGACAGAAGGTGGAGATACTGTATTTAAACCAACTATTGAAAGTAGAAGGAAAATGAGTTTAGCCAAAAAAGGTCAAACATATATGGCAGATATTGCAAGGGAGATGTTTTCAAAACCAGTTAAACAATATGGTTTAGACCATACATATATAAAAACATGGAATAGCGTATCAGATGCAGAAAGAGCATTAAATATATGTCATGAATGTATTTGTGATGTTTGCAATGGAAAATTAAATAAGGCTGGAGGCTACTATTGGTCTTATGTGGGTAATAAACCATTGTTTAGAGAGAATCATCAAGTAAGACCTGTAAAACAAATTGATTTAGTAACTGGTAAAATAATTAATATTTTCCCATCAATGAAATCAGCAGGTAATAAATTACATATTAATTATAAAAATATCCAATTGGTTTGTGTAAATAAAAGAAATAAGGCCGGAGGTTATGGATGGGAATACGTCGCATAAAAGATGCAATTTGTATAGGTCAAGCATACATAAAATCCAATAATATTAAAGGAGAAAATTAATTAATGAGTAATAAAGTATCTATTAAGGATATTAAGGCGGCTGTAAAAGCAAATAAACAGGATCCGATCAAATTTACATTTGGTTCAGGCGAAAATACGATTGATGTCGAATTTCAGCCGAGTTTGAGTTTAACAGATGAAATTCTATTTGTTCAACGAGTAGTAAATGGGGTGTTTATTGGTGATGAATATCATAACGAATACAAGGACATTGTATTTACAAATGTATTATTGGATATGATGTCTAATTTATCTTTACCTTATATGGGTACAGGTAATGATAAGGTAACCAATTTATCTATCCTTAAAGATTGGGACAATGCCCTACATTTTAAGAACATAATCTATAAAGAGGGAAAGCCGTCAAGTAATTCACCAGAAAATGTAAATAATTTTTCAGATTATGTAGAGCATCTTGAAGATATGGTTGAAGATAAGATTGAATATATTAAAGAACATAATTTTAACAAGTCTAAACTTGATGAATTGTTTGATACGGTAAATGAAGAAGTTAAGAAATTCAGTTCTAAATTTGATAATATTGATATAAAACAGTTTGCAGAAGATTTACATAAAATTTCTGGAATGGTTGGAAATGTAGATACTAAAACAATAATTGATGAAATTGTTAAAGCAAATCAGAAAACAGATAGTAAAGATAAAATTGTAAATATTGCAGATGTAAAACAGTAATGGGTAGGCCTTCCCTACTCTATCTTATTGTAAAGGATGATTACATATAAAAATATTTAATATTAAACAGGCCGATATTTTTATTAAGAATGGTGCAATACCCATTGGTACTGGATTAGGAAATAAGTACAAGACTTACATAGAATTTAAAGAAGATAAAACATTTAAACAATTAATGACACGGTGGATGGCTAAAGAATTTTAGTCACCCACTTTTATTATGCAAAGATTTAAGGAGGATGTTAAAGTATGAGTAGACAATATGCTAGGAAAGCAGGTTCGCATAGTTTTAGTAACGAAGAAATGATAAAATTAACACGAGAATTTTATAATAAGTATCATAAGATTGTATTAAGAGATTTTATATCGAAAAATAATTTGCCTTCTTCTGTTACAATGCTTAAACAATTTGGTTCATTAAAATCTTTATTAGAACAAGCGAAAATACCTATCTCAAAAGAAAACCAGCATAATTTTGATAGAATAAAATTGTCTGATAAAGAATTGTTAGATAGTTTAAAAATAGAATCCGATAAATATTTTATAAAGCATGGATGTTTGATGACATATGATGAAATTGATAGCAATATCAATTTGCAGTCATCGTCAACCTATCTTAATAGATTCGGTACATTAAATGAAATTTATACAATGATAGGTTATTCAATTTCCGATATTTCTAAACTTAATAAAACATATTTTGAGCAAGATATGTTATTAAAATATAAACAATCTTGTGAAAAATACAATCATACATTAAATAGTAGAGAAATTAATAAATTACATCAAATATATCCAGATGAAATTTATGCAATGGAAACTTATATAAATCATTTTGGTAATTTACATACAGTACAGCAAAAATGCGGGTACGTTCCTACAGTTTTAGGTAAAAATATTACAAAAGATGAATCTATAGAACTATTAAAAAGGTTAGCTAAAGAATTGAATCATACCCCTCAACAACAGGATTTGATTAAATATGATTATATGCCAAGTTGTAGTTATTATATCAATAATTTCGGTACATTCAAAGAAGCATTAAAAATAGCCAACCTTAAATCTTCAAAAATTTATATTACAAGCAAAGGTACAAAATGCAATTCTGCGTTTGAATATAAATTAGCATTAACGCTTGAAAAATATAATGTTAATTTTGAAAAAGAAGTTATGTATTCCAATGTAATTCCTAATTTTAAAAGAAAGTACAGATTTGATTTTGTTATAAAAATTGATAATATCAAATATTATATTGAGTTATTTGGTATTAAGAATAATCTTAAATATAATCAGCGAAAGCAAGAAAAAATTATTTTATGTAAAAATAATAATATTCCTTTGATTGAATTATATCAAGAAGATTTATTTTTAAAAAAAGAAAGTGAAATTTATAAATATATCAATGAATACATAAAACAATTTATTTAAAAAGGAATGGGGATAGGATGGAGAGATTAAATGATATAACAGAAGAAGAATGGAATAAATGTAATAAATTTAATCGTGATATAATGCAAGATTTTTTAGACAATTCAACTGAACTTTCGCCACAGACATTAACTGCATATCATTCTAATTTAATGATTTGGTTTAATTGGGTAAGAGAAAATCTTGATAATATAAAAGAGATAGATATAAAAAGCAGAGATTATCTAAAATTTCAAAATTGGTTATTTAGATTAGATCACTCAACGTCAGATGTACATAATAAAAGATCAGCTATTAGTTCATTAAATAATTATATAATGCTTTATTACGAAGATCGCTATCCTACATTTCATAACTTCATTAATAAAGCTATTAAAATGCCCGAAAAAACATTTGTTCATGAAAAGCAACCTTTAACGAAAGCAGAATTAACTGATTTAACAAATAAATTGGTAGAACTTGGAGAATGGCAAAAATTGGCATATATAAAATTTACATACGAAACTGGCTGTCGTAGAGGTGAAAGCAGACAGCTTCGTAAAGATATTATAAATGCTAAACCTATTATAAAAACAAAAACAGTTAAAAATGAAGATGGTGTAGAAGAACAGAAAGAGATTAAATATTACTTAACACCTAAGATTCGTTGTAAAGGCAAGTCTAAAGTAGGGAAAGTAAGACGTTTAAAGTTTAGCGATTATGCTATGGATGCTTTGAAGAAATGGGTTCAAGAACGTGGTGAAGATGATTGTCCTTATATGTTTATTACTAAATTTCATGGAGAAATAAAGCAAGTTAGCATAAGCACGTTTAATACATGGTCAAAATCATTATTTACAAAACTTGTTGGTCGTAGATTTCATCCTCATTTACTTAGAGAAAGTAGAGCAACAGCTATCGTTGTTGAAGATGGTAAAGATATTGAAGTCGCACAAAAGCTCCTCGGACACAATAGCGTAGAAACTACGAAAATTTATGTAATTAAAGACGATGACGATGATGACGATGAGTTATTTGAAGAATAATTCATTCTAAAAATAAATAAAACAAAGGAAGTAGATTAATTTATGCACGATATATTCATGTTCGTTGCAGGTATCGTATTTACGGTATTCGCACTTCCAGTTCTACAAACAATTAGTGATACATTTGTAACATTAGGTCAATGGTTACTTTCAGTTTTTAATTTACATATAGTAAGAAATAATTCAATCATTCAGAGTTATCAAAATCCTTCTGAAACACAAGCTATAGGATTTCAAGCACCTGATGAAGAATATTATGACGAAGATGATGAACCTGACGAAAAATTAAAAATTGGATTTAGAGGTTGATATATGAACAAATTTTATGATACAAATGCTCTGCTCGATTTACAAGAAGAAATTCTGAATGACCCTTTTATTATTTCTTCTAAATCTCTTGAAGAAATTGAACATATAAAAGTTAGTAACAAACCTGAGAATATAAAATACAAAGCAAGAAAAGTTGGGCATATACTTGATAATAATATTAATAAATTCAAAGTATCTATTGTAAACAGTGATACATATAAAATTCTTGAACAGTTTAATTTACCAGAGAGCCCAGACAATTTAATTCTTGCTTGTGCTTATATTGAAAATAAAATAAATCCGTTAATTTTTATTTCAGGAGATATTTGTTGCAAGTTACTTGGACGTAACATATTTCAATTGAATGTTAAAAGTATTAATGATTTTCAAGATGAAATGTATAAAGGATATTCTTTGATTAAAGGTAGTTCCAATGAAATCAATGAATATATGAATAATATTGATTATTCTAAATGGTATATAAATCAATATCTAATTATTGAAAATACAGATGAAAATAAAGCAACAGAAATGAAATACAATGGTGAAAAGTTTGTTTCGCTAAAGCTTCCATCGTCTAACTTTATTAAAGGCAAAAATTCATTACAACGTTGTGCTTTAGATTTACTTATGAATAAAGATATTCCTATTGTAGCTATCCTTGGTGGTTATGGTTCTGGTAAAACTATGCTTTCTATGAAAATGGCTTTATATGACGTAACCGAAAAAGGCAATCAAACTAAAATTGTTGGTATTCGTGAATGTATGGGCGAAGGTAAAGAAATTGGATATCTACCCGGAAGTTTTGATGAGAAGACTGGTAAGTTCTTCAAGCCACTTGAACAACAGCTTGATGGTGGAGAATTTGAAATGAAAGGACTTACTCAGCGTGGTACTTTGGATGTTATGATTCCCTATTATCTAAAAGGTACTACCTATTCTAATAGTATTTTGCTTTGTGATGAGGCAGAGGATTTAACGGAAAGTCAAATTCGTCTTATTGGTACACGGCTTGGAGAAAACAGTCGTGTATTTTTTGATGGTGACTTCAATCAATCTTTAATTAATAAGACACAAACAAATCCCCTTGTAAAAATGTGCAATGAACTAAAGGGTAATCCGATGTTTGGTTGTATTGTTTTGGATGAAGATGTAAGAAGTAATGCTAGTAAAGTATTTGCTAATTTATTTAAGATGTAAAGGATGACTAATATAAATACTTATAAATCAATATTCAAACCAAAGATTGCACGAGAATTGCTACGTATGGGTAATCCGATATATGATATTAAGGCATGTAAAGAAAACTCAGATAGAACAATATTTATATTTGAAAAAACAGAAAAGTTTGTAAATGATTTGGCTACTGTGCAAAAACAGTAGCTTTTCTTATTAAGTACAATAGAAAGAAGGAATATTAATGATTAAACTTGGAGATGTAAATTATAATTTTTATAGGTAACGCGAGAACACCCGTGACTTTAGTCATGGGATGAATCGCTTACATATGTCGTTGGATATTTCAAATAAATGCTGATAAATACTTGACTTTGTTATATACATATGTTAAACTGCATTCAGGTGATAATAAATGGAAGTTAAGTCAGGTAGAGGATATGTGTATTCAATTCAATATCATATTGTTTGGTGTGTAAAATATAGACATAAAATAATTACTTCAACAATAGAAAAGTCATTAATTGAAATATTACAAAAAATAGCAAATGATAATAACTTTTCAATTATTGAAGTTAATACAGATTTAGATCATGTCCATTTATTAATAGATTGTACTCCCCAACATTATATTCCTGATATGATAAAAGCTTTAAAGGGTGTAAGTGCTAGGTTATTAATGAAAGAATATAGTTGCGTTTTAAAAAGTAAATTATGGGGCGGTCATCTATGGAATCCATCATATTTTATAGCAACCGTTAGCGAAAATACAGAAGAACAAATAAAAAACTATATTAAAAATCAAAAACAGAAGTGAGGTGAATAATGTGGAAAAAGCTTATAAGTACAGGATATATCCTACTAAACAGCAAGAAATATTAATTCAAAAGACTTTTGGTTGTTGTAGGTTTGTGTATAATCAATATCTTGCTAAACGTATTGAATTATATAAACAAAATAAATCTACCATGAACTATAATGCTTGTAGTAATGATTTGAAAAGATTGAAACAAGAATTTAAATGGTTAAAAGAAATTGATTCAGTTTCAATTCAATCCTCTCTTAGAGATTTAGATATTGCTTATCAAAATTTCTTTAGACGAGTTAAACAAGGAGATAAGAAAGCAGGTTTTCCTAAGTTTAAAAGCAAAAAATATAATAAGAAATCATATAAAACAAAGTTTACTAATGGAAATATTCAAGTATTAGATACTAAGATTAAACTTCCTAAATTGGGGTTAGTAAAATGCAAGGTATCTAAACAAATTCAAGGTAGAATACTTAATGCAACAATATCGCAAAATCCATCTGGTAAATATTTTGTATCCGTATGTTGTACTGATGTAAATGTTCCACAATATTCATCTACTTCGGCTGTTGTTGGTATTGATTTAGGTATTAAAGAATTTGCTATAACTTCTGATGGACAACATATTAAGAATCCCAAGTATCTTGCAAAATCAG